TATGAACAAGCAGCTCATGATAAGCTATATTCCATAGAAGATGATGATTGGTTCAAAGATAATGGAAATGATAATTATGATGAAGATGATGAACCAGTCCCAATGTCGTTCTAACTCCTTGATTTAACACCCCTAAATCTCCTGTTGAAAACCCTCCCAATATAGGGTATAATAAAGCGTAGAAAGGAGATAATTATGCAATTAATACTTATTCCAAACACTAATCTAAAACTGGTGGATGTTCACTGGTTTAGTGGGAAAGATACTATTGGTGTGGTATTGTGTGAAGATATGACAATGCATTATGTTAAAGCCTATATTGGTGTTGGTCAAGGCATTAATGAACAAACTGATGCTGAACATATTGCACAGTGGGGTAGTAAGATTCCACAAACAATGGCTGAATCATTATTTGGCCCATTACCAGAATGGAGAGACTGATGGCAAAATATCGTTGGAAAGTCAACATAATTGAAAGTGAAAGAGGTTGGGGACAAAAAGTAGATGAAATAAAGTTCTTTGATGATGAAGAATCTGCAAATACGTTTGTAACAGATTTCAATAAAGATAATAACTTATCTTACACTCCAGATTGGTATATGGTAGCTGAAACTCCAATAAAAGTTATGGTGGATAATTAAATGGCAGGATTAGACAGAGCAATTGCAATCGCAGCAGTTGAGTTTGAAGGTAAATTTGATAAAGGTGGAAAACCTTATATATTACATTGTTTATATGTAATGAACAAGGTGCGTCATGTTAGTGTCATTGCAATGATTGCAGCAGTGCTTCATGACTTAATTGAAGACACTAAATGGACATTCGATGATTTAAGAGTAGAAAGATTTTCAGAAGAAGTTATTACAATCATTGATTGTTTGACTCACCGTAATGGTGAAGCATATGAAGATTATATTAAGCGAATCTCTGTGAACAGAATCGCTACGCTGATTAAGTTACGAGACTTGGAACACAACTGTAAAGTTACCAGAATGAAAGGACTGCGTAAGAAAGATTTTGACCGCTTAGAAAAATATCTTCGCGCTGTTGAGTATTTAAGAGGATTATATGAATGTTAGATTTACGAACAGAATTTACAACTTGGTACTTCAATGAGTTTCACCTAACTGATTTATATCAGTCTATGGTCGAAACCGTTGAGGGTTCACCTTGGCACAGAGAAGCGAATGTTGGTATTCATACGGATATGGTTGTGGCTCAATATCTTGGCCGTAATCACAATATGTGGGATACTCCAACTTTGCTTGGAGCGTTAGCTTGTGCTTTTCATGATGTTGGCAAACCTGCCGCTTGTAAAAAGAATGGTATCAAATTCAAACCAGAAAGAGGTAACTACCTTTCTTTTGGCGGACACGAAATTCTCTCCGCTCGTATGTGGGAAGACTTTGCTGTTCGTGAATGGGTACGGTTGATGGAATTTGGACTTGTTGTAGAGGATATCTACCACGTTGGTTGGATGATTGAACATCATTTGCCTTGGGGAGTTAAAAGAATTGAGAAGCGTAAAGCAATCGCTCAGACTCTTCACGATACGGGGTTGAAACTTGCATTCGTTGATTTGCTTCTTGCTGATACTTGGGGACGAATTTCTGATGATGGTTCTGAAAAGAAAGCAAAAGTCAACCAATGGATTGTAGAATTCTTTTCGTTAATGGATGAATGTGAGTCGTCTCCTGAACGAGCTGCTGATGACCAACCAATCTTGTATGTACCGATTGGAGCAGCAGGAACAGGGAAATCTACATTCCGGAACTCTTTGCCAAACCTTCCAGTTTTCTCTTTGGATGATTTGCGATTGGAATGGTACATTGACGCAGAAGAAGATGGAGAATATTCTCTCAGAGAAGCATACAGCAAAGCGTTTGAACGTGCTTGTGGTGATAATACATTCAACTCAAAAGCAAACGCTCGTTATATGGAGATGATTAAAACTGGCAATGACTTGTATGTTGATAACACAAACACATCTGCAAAGCGCCGTAGATTCTATATTACAGAGGCTCGCAAACGTGGTTATTACATTCAAGCAATTGTATTCCCAATTGAATTGCAAGAATTAATTGACCGTCAAACTTCTCGTCCTGACAAGACTGTCCCTGTTTACGCCATAGAACGTATGTATATGGGATTACAGTTGCCATCATATGGTGATTTTGACGGAATTCTTGTCACTCCTTCTAACCTCTAATTAACTGCCCTTCGGGGCAGTTACCTTATAAATACTCCACAACTTGGAGAAATATTGTGGATAAAGAAAGATTAATGGAATTAGCTGGCGTTCAAATAGATGAGGCATCGATAGGGGATTATGAAGAAGCCATGTCTAGATTTTTGGATGCAGTAGGAAAAGTATTGAAAGTTGGCCCTGCTACGAATGAAATGTCAGCACTTGATGCATTTGAAGATATGTCAGAAGCTCTTAGTAAAAGAAAACCCGAAGGAAATTAACCACTCGTATGGATACAAAAAACTTCAAATTTATACGTGGTGCAAGATTACTTCAATGGGCTGAAGAAGATGAAACTTTGGAAGAAGTTACACTTGCCGACCTTGAGCGAGATACAGTTTCTGGATTTCCTAATACTACAAAACGTCAACACGCTACAGACCCAGTTCAAATTACTCAAATGAAATTAGTTCCTGCTCGTCCAACTGGTGATTTAATTTGTGATGCTGTGGCAAAGAGTGGTCCTAAAACATACGACCCAAAGATTTTATTTCTTGATACAACTTTTGAAGATGAAGATACAAGAACAAATGTAACATTTACTGCTGCTGATGGAGATGACTATAATATTCAACCAATATCATTATCAAGAAGCAACTGTAAAGTTACTTGTAATTGTTTAGATTTTAGATGGAGATTTTCTGTTTGGAATGATGATAGAGGTGCTTTGTATGGAAAGCCACCTCCACCTTATCAACGTAAGACTGAAACACGTCCACCAGCAAATCCTAATAGAACTCCAGGCATATGCAAACATTTGATTAAGACTATTCAATCTTTAAGACAAGCTGGATTGGTTACTTCTTAATGTTTTGTGGTATTAACAATATCACGAACACGTTTTGCTTGTTCTGATAATTCTGGACCTTCTTCTAACTTCTCAATAGCACCAGCTAAATTAGACTTACGAGGTTTAACTTCATCAGTTGATTCGTGATAGTCTCGTCCAGTTCTCTTTGCAGCAGTTTTTTCTTTCCAAGCTTCATGTTCTTCAGCAGCCTTTCCGTCTTCATACCCTTTGTAATATTCATTGGCATAATCACCAAACGATTTTTCTGCTTTCTTTTTAGGTCTTGAATTCTTTCCATCATCTAACCCCATACTATATGCTTTTTTGGCACCAGACTCCTCAATCACTTCATTTGGCTTTTCTACTTTTAATGGGGTGTTCTTAAATTGCTCAATAGCCTCTTTAATGGCCTTTTCTTTTGCTGGGTCAGTTTTCCTTTCAGGCTTTTCTGCTTTCTTTTCTTTCTTCTCTTTATGTTTGTTGATAATCTTTTCAGCAAGATTTTTGAATTCATCATCTGTTATAGATTCTTCATCTTCTTGAACTTCAACATTTTTAACAACAGGAGCAACGATTGGAGCAGCAGGACGAGTCTTATGGACATCAGTAGCTTTCACTTCTGGTTCAGCAGTTACAATTAATGTGCCACTATATGGCTCAAAGTAATAACCATCAACAACAATTTCAATATGGAAGGGATATGATACACGCTCAATGTGAGGAAGTGGAGGAATATTAACAACCCATTTATCACCTTCTCCCTTATGACAAAGAAAGCTAAAATGAACAGGATTTGTCTCAATAACAAATTTTACAGATGTATCTTTATCAACTACACCCTGAATTGATATATCAAATTCAAGTGGATTCTCTCGTGTATTGACTATTGAAACAACATTTTCCATATATTTCCCCTTTTACGTATTATATATTTATTACTCTTCGTCTTTGTGGCGAAGGTTTTTAACATACGCAACAATCCGCGATGGAACGCGTCTAATGTTCTTAACTGTTACAGAAATGCGGCTTTTTATTGTATTAATCATATTCAATACTGTGATGATAATATCACTGCGCTTCGGTTGAACTTTGTAATTCTTCTCAATAGTCTTGCCCATAAAAGTTATCCGTATTGTTACAGGAACTCTTCTATCTCGTGGATATAAGTACGGAACTTGCCATTTGTTATCAACAGGTCTATAAAAATCTTTGATTCGTCCAGGAAGGAATGGGATTGAACCACCACCTTGACCACCCGTAGGAGGAGGCGTAACGATGACTTCAACCTCGAAAAATCCAAGATTGAATATATTTCCAACTATCATATTGGAGTGGTCTCCACCGAGACCAAATGTAATTATTCCAGGTGCTACGTCAGTCATAGCAATATTTATGTGAAATTATTATTGAGGAAGACGTTCAAATATCTTCGTAACAGAAGCAACACCAAGATCATCTTTAAGATCATATACCTTAAATGGAGTAGTTCCATTAGATTCGTATATAGTTAAAGTGTGGTTATTTTTGTTAATGAAAGTCCTATTTGCATGATATTTTATAATATCATCTACAACAGTAAGAATATTGGTTATGTCAAGTTGAATCGCATCAACCTTACCATCAACGCTTGTAACAGTTGTGTCGATATTATTGACAAGTAAATCAATAGCATCAACCTTTCCATCTATTGTTGTAACATCAGTTTGAATATTATCAACAGAAGTTTGTGATGCACGTGATGAAATAGAAATATCTATAAGAGATAATTCTGGTGTTAATTCTGTACGAACTGCTTCAGCAGTATTTGCGGAAGAAGGAAGACTTGAAGAATCGATACCAGTAACCAAACTTGATGCAAGAGCGGGGAATACAGGAACAATTAAACCATCATTGACATAACTATTTTTATCAATCCAAGCCGATTCATAATTATCACTGAATAATGTACCAGTGATTCTCGCTGTTGTTAAATCAACAGCAACCCGCCACCCATTAATAGTGAAGTAAATATCACCAGCTGTTTGTATGTCAATCGTGGGATCTCCACCGATTGTTCTTAGTGCTGCTAAGTACTTACCATTATTTTCTAAGTCTACCCACTCTTTCCAATCAGAGTATACATCTATTTTAATATCAAGAGTAGTTACTTCATCATTGATAATGATAATACGATTCTCACCATCAAATGTAACTTTGTGGCTAAGTTCCCAATACTCCCAATTTCCAAAGAATAAAGTAAGCATCTGTCAAATTACCAAATCTCTTCCATGTTAAGAGAACCAAATGCTTTTGTAGTATCTCCAGCTTGTAGTGTCACACCAGCTGTTCCCGTTTCAGCTACAAATGAAGCAGCAGTTCCATCAAATTTTGTGACGGTTAAGGTATCAGAAGTGACATTAACAATTATATAGTAACCATCATTTTGATTATTAAGACTGTTACGAACATACAAACCTTGACCAGTAACAAATCCTTCTGTATCAAAATCAAAACCAACAGTTTTAGTAATCGTTGCAATAGCTGGGCTACCAGATGTACCAAAATTACAAGTTAATGTACCTGCATCTGCTCCACCAAGAATAGGATTCATATTCCAAGCCGTAAATGTATACGTAAATGTATCTTGAGTAATTCCATCTGCATTTAATAAGATACGTTCTTTACGATAACCAAACACTTTTTCAAGAGATACATTCTCAGTACTATTTGGAGGAATAACCCACATACCAGTTTGAACGCCTCGGTTATCCATATCAATTTCAACACCTCGGTCATTATACTCCAAAGAGGATTCAACATGGAAGTCTTGCCAAGAAGGAGTACCCAATAATTGTGCACCACGTCTTGCTTGAATATACAAAGGGCTATTTCCTTCATTACTAAACGCTATATGTGTAGGTATCGCTACTGTTCTATTCGTTAATCCATTAACTGTTAGTTTAGAGCGAACTGAAAATAAAGATCGTCCTGGATGCCAGTTAAAGATACGTTTCTTATATAATCCACCATCTACTTTTTCATTTGCGCGTATGTGATGGAAATGTTCTCTAACATCTGGTTCCCATGAACCTTCTGTCTTAACAACAGAACACCATACTTTCATTTCTGAACCAGAAATTGTTGTATCCAAATTTGACATTTCATAATGAACAGGAAGTGAACCAGTTCGTATGTAAGGTTGAGCATATTTGTTTGCATGATACATTTCGTGAACAACGATACGAACACCATCAATGATAACACCAAAACGAACACGGCCTGCACCCAACCACTGGAAGTCTATCCAGTAGATATTATCTTTTGTTACATCTAAGGTAATTCCAGCGAGACCAGTTCCATCTAATCTATCAAAATTAAAATCAGCTTGTTCAATAATATGGTCACCAACAGTTGAACTTCTCATGTAAACTTGGAATGCTGTGCCTTCTAAACGGAAAAATAATCCATCTTGAGCATCGCCATATCCCCACATGCGACGAAGATTAGTCTTTCCAACATCACCACATATCATAGTGAATTCGATAAGTTGAGAAGTACCTAATTGATATTTGTGATATAAGTGAGTAGTTGCAGCAGCCTTATCTCCAGAAACACTTCCAACTTTAAACAATGTTCCTTGATTGCTTGGAATGTGTTCAACAGAAACGTTACCTGTTACAGGTGAACCACCTTCTATTTCTTCATACCACCAGTTTTTGTCATCTCTTTCGTACGTGTTGATGTATTCACCAAGAACTGTTGCATTGGAAACTTGCATTTTTCCAAAGGCATCGAACTGAGGAGCACCCTCAGCAAACCGCATATATGCTGCACCTTGGTTATCAACATATTGTCCATTGAAAGGATTATTCTGTCCAACGTTTACAGTATACTGTGTATAGAAATCAGTCTGTGAATCAGCAACCGCATATGTTACAGTAGCAACCTGTAAGTTTTCACTAACAGTAAAAGTTTCAGGCGTCGAATCAACATGAGCCAGATAGAGGTCACCTGCTGATGTAGTCCCTTCTACTTGAGCAACTACGCCCGATGCACCAGATGATTGTCCAACTACTACATCACCAACTTTAAAGTCAATAGTTCCTGAAGAATATACAAGTTCAATATTGTGTTGGACGTGTACACGTTTACCTGTACTATCTGGTGGGACTCTAATATTTTCTACAGACATTAATTATTTCTCCAAATCTCTTATTCTTTATTCACTAATTTTTCTGTTACTGCTCGACGAACAACATTGTAATCACGAACAAGTTGATTAATATCAAGACCCTCAGGTGGCTCATTAATTAACTTTGTTATTAATTGTTCAATGTTGTTTATTGCTTGTTGTAAATCGTTATCCATAGAGATATTTATACCTGTTAAAATTTAGCAAATTTATGATTGGTGAGTAAATCCAGGAGGTGATTTAACACCTGTGACTGGGTCGTATCCACCTTTTTCGTCATCCCACATATCTTCTGTAATAACTTTTAATGGGTCTCGAGGAGAAACATCCCAAGTAAATGTAAAGGTTTTCCACGTCATCCCAAATTCAAATTGAGATTCAACAAACTGCTTAAGGTCATCATTGACTACATCTTTGTTTTCCTGAATTCGGAATAATCTATATCTAACATTCCGTCTATTTTCTTTTATTCTTGGTGGAAGTTTTAATTCTTCCGCTAAGTTTAATACTTCATTATTTACAGACATAATTCACCCTTTATATTTTTTATAATTATACAAAACCCCAAAATGAGGCTGGATGGTATTTAATACCATCCAGCTATTTAGTCTATTAAGGATTACTGTAGTTACGTTCAAGAGCCGCAACAAGTGAGAAGTTATTCGTTTTACTTTCAGTAATACTTCCTGTTGTTATAACGAATTGTGCTGTGTCTAACCCAATTGCCACAATTGTTATTGGAGCATCTATACCCGCTGATGCAGCACCACGCTGAACATTATTAGTATAATCATACGTGAAGCTAACAGAAGGTTGACTGTTAACGTTACCAGTGATTTGTGCAGGTGTTTCAGAAGCATCGAGAACTATGATAGCATCCTTCGTACCATAGTCACGAGCAAGGTTATCACCAGCATTATCGTTAGTAAAGAACATCCAGTACTTAGCATTAGTATCAGATTGGAGGTTATCATTGAATACAATTGATCCAGCAGCAACGAATGCATATAGACGGTCAGTACCAGTTGCATCCCTAAAGGTAACATTATTCAAGTCAGCAGATGAAATATCATCAATGTGCATATTGATTGCGATACCAGTTGGAGTTGAGAATGACATTAACAAATCGGTTACGTCACCACGACTTACGCCTGGTCCAAAATCAACATCATCTACTTGACGGAGCTGATGCTGAACAAATTGATAACAATCAATAGCAGTAGCATTGTTACCAAGTAAGCGCCACTTAAATCCATATGTAATACCAGCAATTGTTCTTGAGAATCCACGTCGAATTTCAATCGTTGCTATTGTGTTATCTACTTCTGCAGCAAGACCATCAGTGTCAATAAGTGTTAGAACTGTAGCTGTAGCAGATGCAACTGTATATGAACCATCATTAGATGTTGAACCAGAAACAATTGCAACATCACCAGCCAAAACTGAACCCCATTTAGCACCAGTAGTAGTAATAGTATCTGGGTTTACATCAGCAAAGTCATAACCAGTACCACCATCAACAACAGGAGCAACAATTTGTTCCCATTTATATTGAAGCTTTATAGAAGGTTCAATTATAGAGAAGTCAATATTTGTTTGTGTTGTGAATGCTTTATCTTCTGTGTTAAGAGTTATTACTGTATCTGTAGAACTAATAACTTTATAAACACCACGATGGTCAGATGCAGGCTCTGTGATAATAACCATATCGCCAGTAGTAACACCAGCAGCAGTCAAACCAACAGCAGTTGTTAATGTACCAGTTGCGCCATCAACATTAGCAAGAGCACCATCTATTCTATCAGCAAGAAGTTCACTTGAGTGTACTTCAAACGTAATTACAGTATCACCAACAAATGTTGCATCAGCTGTAGAAACTGTTAATTGTGTATCAGAATCAACACTAATGACGTGCCAGTAGATAAGGTCAGCAGCATCTGCACCAGAAACAAGTCTTAATGCATCACCAACTTTGACTTCAGTTAAGAATGCTGTAGCAGTCGCAGTAAAAATACCAGTACCAGCTGTAGTTACACCAGATGTTAATGTACCAGTTAATGAACGAGCAACCGTTGCATTTGTATATGGTGTGGTAACAATAATGTCACCATCTATATCTAAAATAGCAGCATCAACTGCATGAGAAAGAGGGAATCGGTTAACGATTGTTTTGATTGTTGATACACCAATATCCGCGATTTCTGATTGCGCATATGTACGAGCTTTCTTACGTACGAACAATTTCAAGTAAGTTCTTCGATCATCATCTGGAGAACCTGCTGTATCTAAAATCAAAATTGATTGGTTTACAGGACCAGTCAAAACGAAGTCTTGAGGAGTCTGTGTATCATCAATTTGTTGATAGTAAACTTGAGCATCTATGTCTATACTACCCAACGTGATGATACCAGCATATTCAAATGAAGTTGTACCAGTATTATCTTTATCAGCCCACCCACCAGTTCTGATGTAGTGAATTGTTTCGTCAGTATCAGTTGGTCCATTGTGCCATGTCCAATCAAAGTGAGCAGCACCACCACCAATTTCAAATTGTTCCGATGTGATTGCTTCAAATGGGAATTCGTGTTTGATTAAATCATCACGGTTGAATTGCATTGAATCAGAACGCCATTCTTCCTTACCGAAAGAGTACATTGACTGAATCGTAGCACCATCAGCAGCAGAGCCACCAGTTTCTTGGTGAATTGTATAAGCAATTACTTCAAATGAAGGAGAACCAACAGCACCATATGTTTGGAATGCTGCGAATCCATTAAATGTATCTGCTGTAACGGTCGTCGCCGTACGAGCATTAATTCGGTAGTGTCCAGAATCTGGACCACTGAAGATACAAAGAATATCACCAACAGCAACACCATCGGTAATAAAATCACCATCGAGATCGGTAAAGTCAAGTGTACCTGCTGTTGAACCTGATGCTACATTAAATGTCATTCCTGATTCTGATGAGTTAAAGTCTCGGTCAACTGTAACAGTATTTGCATCAGTAAATGCTGTAATTTCGTAACTACCTATATTAAGCGGATCAGATGCAGCTTGAATAATGATATGAGATCCAACGTGATTCGCTGTAAATGCATATGTTGTGCTTGTAAATTGAGACGAAATCCCAACTGGGCTACCACCTACAACGACTGCACCGTCTACTCCGTTATTGAAGACTAACGCTCCAACGGGATAGAACGACATTTTCTGTGTGTTCGTTCCAAAAATAAGTTGTTGACGATCTAGGTTGTCTGGGTCGACGATAATTGCCATTTTTTAAGTCTCCTAATTAACTATTTGCTTAGTTTTAATATTTATAATGTTATTTATTAAAGATTGCTATAAACCCTATCTGTTTGTTGTTGTACTGGAATAGGTTGGTCCGAATTCGTCAGCGTTAAATCAATTAACCGAACTTCTTTAAAGTCAAGATGAAAAACAACCACATAAACGTCAATATCTGTACTATATGTATATGTGTATGAAAATGACCCTGAAAGTGTTAATCTGAATTGTGCACCAGTTCCCGTTCCACCTGTTACTGAAACTGGATTAGTTGGATTAACAGAATATACCCCAGGATCTGTAATGCTAACACCTGTAATTTGACCGCCAGAAACAGAAGTAACAGTCAGCGTTGCTGCTGTTCCAGTACCACCAATAACTGTCAATACATCACTAACTGTATAACCAGAACCAACATTTGATATCGCTGCCTTCGTTACTCCACCTGTTGTACTTTCTGTACCATCAATAAAATCTCTTGCTGCATTGTTTTGAATAATTCTAACTTCTGAATCGGTTTGAACACCAGTAACTGAGAATGTATAAGAAGCTGGTGGTGTATATGTAGTTCCACTATCTGAAGTCAAATATGCAATTGTCCCTGAACCACGATTGCTCAACCATACACCTTCACCAACTAATGGACTTCCTGATGTATCAGACCGCTCTGTATAATATCCAGAACCACCAGAATATATTGCTTGTCCTTGTTCTTCTTGTCCCCATTCGTGTAGTTTTTCAAATATTGCATCAAATGCAAGAGGTGAGCCTGAATAGTCAGCCATTTTGGCAGCAAGATAATCATATGTAATTTGAAGTGATTTACTGCTGCAATCTACTTCCCAAGTATATTCTTCATAGAATCCTGTACCACCAATTAAATCTGTTTGAGCATTAAAGGAAGATGTACCACCAGTCATTGTTTGATTGTCGGTAAATTCAGTACCGTTCCAGGTTTCAAGAACAAGAGTACCACTAACAGCGTCACCAAGATATTCTACTACAACACCAGTTGCTGAACCTTGTGTTATTGTTTCACCAATAGTTGGAACGCTTCCAGTACCACCATCATAATTTAATACTTTCATTGGACGAGTATCTGTTTCACCAGTACCATGACGTTGTGGAGTAATTCCTAAACCGTTTGAAATTGCCGTTGCTTGGGTTGCTTCTATAATCGCTGAATCAGTTGTTAATGTAACTGCTCCACTAAATGATTCAGTTGATAATTGAGATGCAACAAATGGAGTATACCCATAATTAAAAATACGAAGAGCATGATTACCATATGTGGTTGTTACTGAGTTGGTTGCATGTTTAAGATATATAAACGAATTTTCAGCATACCCATTTACATCAGTTATCTCTGTAATTACTAGATCATCTAGTTGAGTACCTTCATAAACAATAACCACTGCATTTTGTAACTTAGTACCATCAGCTTGTTGTACAATAGCAGCAACACTACGTTTATCGTTTAATTCATTGCCCGTCGACGTCCCTGTCCATGTTAGTTGAGTATAAATTGTTACATCCCACTCTGGATTGATTAAATTCCATGTCTTATTCTGCCGAACATCAACATATCCAACTACACCAGAGAACACTACTCCAGATAAAGTAATAGTTTCTGTAATAGTATCAGCTGCTGAATCTAATACTTGTACATCTACAAGAACTAATGCAGCACAATTAGTAGATGAGTCAACACGTATTATTTCAGTAGTCTTAGCTTCTCCTGATATACTTAAATCAGTAACTGTATCTCCATATAACTCACACTCTTGAGTAGTCTTCAGTAATTTTACTTTATCATAAACTACAACCCCACCACCATTACTTATTTGACTTAGTGTTGCAACTTGTGCCCAGATTAACGTATCTAAGAAAGCTGCATCAGAACCAGAATCAAAGCGCATAGCAGGCTCATCATCTGAATTTGCTGTTATAGTAATTACACCACCAGATATTGCTTTGCTTACCGAATAATATCCTGCACGAAAATACCCGTTGTTCAATATATTAAATGCTTCTGTTACACCCTCATCAGAGACTTCAATTGCTTGACCACCGTGTATGGCCAAACCAGCTGGATCAGTGCCATTGCCTACTGAGAAATCATTACTGAGTGTCCATAGACCTGTTCGTGCCGCAAAACTGATACCACCACTTGATCCACCATCTTCAACATCAGCAATCTCGTAGTATACGTCAACAGTATCAGTAGTCGCTATAGGGTTAGTATCCCAATCCTCATGTACAGTTAGAATACGAGTAGCACCAGTACCAGCAGCATCATTGGTCACAATACGTTCTTGTATTGTACCTCCACGACCTATCATGATACGTCGAGTATCGTATGAGTCTCCTATACCTAATGTACCATCACCGACATTGCCACCATACCCTGAAGCTGCAGACGGAATATTATCTAATACTATTGTATTATTTCCCGTCTGTTGAGTCTGATCTCCTAATACTTGAGTAACTAGAAACGAAGTAATTATTGTACCTGCACCAGCTGAATATGTTATTGCCATCAAAAATTCCTGTATTTTGTTGATTATATTTATGTTATGTAAACTCTACGCACAACATACACCTTACATAAATATACGAGAATCATATTGAAATAGGGGTTACCAAATGAGATTACTGTTCAGACAGGGCATTGTTCGCTATCCATATAGTGGAAGTATTCAGCAATTTTTAGCTGTTGTTGGGTCAGATGTTGGATTAAAGGCTGATAATGGGCCAATTGAAGTCACACTTGCACATCGGAATACGAATTATCTTCACATAGAAAATGCTACGATTGATGATGCTTGGCCGTCATTTGCTGTATCTACTGACCAATGGTTATATTGGGATATTAATTTAACAACAGGTGCACGAACTTTCGGTAGCACATTAATTGAGCCTGTATTTGGACCAACCGAACCTGTATCACCAGTTGCTGATTTGCATTGGTATGATACCACAAATGAAATAATGTTCGTTTATCAATCTGGCGCATTTGTAGAAGTTGTTCGTGTATTTGCTGCAAAATTCGATGGTGTGACAACATTTACTTCTCTTTCAGCAGGATTGCCAAATCTTTCATTCGCAGGATCTCAAGTAGGGATAACAAACTTTTCGAACCTAACAGGACGTATCGTTTTTGACGATTCTGGTGCAGTCATCAAACGCTCATCTGGTGAATTATTCACAACAGAAGACCAATTCTTTGCAACTGGCTCACGTGTAAATTCAGTTCGTCTTGAATCTAATATCAATTTTGCAACTGCTAACGTGTCACTTGGTGCGTATAATATTGTTAAGTATGTTGCAAGTGGAAAGGTATCCCCAGCAGGTAAAGATGATGTTGGTAATACAGTTCTTGGTGTTGTCACAGAAGGAGCTGGAATTGGAGACAGTGTTTCAGTTATACTTCAAGGTATAATAACAAATCCTAGCTGGAATTGGACAGATGCAACAATAGGTAACGAATTGTGGGTTAGTGCTTCTGGCACGTTTACACAAACTGACCCAAATGTATCAGGAACTATCCCAGTTGCAAGAATTCTTTCACGAACAGAAATTATATTTGAACAAGGTCTCGGTGGAATCGGAAAAACTGGCCCAGCAGGTGTTTCAGCAAATGCAACACCATCAACAATATCACAATTAGGTGTTGTCTTTTTATCAGCAGCACCAGACGACCCAGAATCTCCAATAGCTGTTGGAACTAATGATTCTCGCCTTACGGATGCTCGTGCACCAACAGCTCACAATCAAGCCGCATCAACGATTACATTTACTCCATATGGTGACATATCATCGGCTACAGCACAGTTAGCGATTCAAGAATTAGATGATGAAAAATTATCATTAGCAGGTGGAACATTAACTGGATTTTTAACACTTAATGCTGACCCAACAAACGTTCTTCACGCAGCAACAAAACAATACGTTGATGGACTTGTTAGTGGATTAAATTGGCAAGATCCAGTACATTTCATTAACTTAATAGATGATAGTTTAACAACAGCACCAACTTTGACTGCTGCAGATGCTTCTAATGTGTACATCACGGATGGAATAGGTGGAGCATGGTCTGGCTTCCCAATAGGAAGTGTTGTTATCTGGGATGGTTCAAGTTGGTATGCAGATATCCACGAAGGATTACTTTCAAATCATTCCGCTGGTACACGATTCGGTATTGCAATGGAATCTACAACAACACCAGGTGGTACATTTGTAGGTAAGAAAGATTACATTTATGTTCTTGATGATCCTGCAACACCAACTTGGAGTTTTATTGCTCCAACAGGAAGTGCAGCAGTATTTGTTAACAATGACGAATCATTGCATGCGTATCACCAATATGTTTATAGTGATTATTTAACTAAGTGGGTTGAGATTTCTGGTGCAGGAGTTGTCGTAACTGCAAGCGAAGTTGATTTTACTCCAGTAGGAAATATTGCAGCCACTGATGTGCAAGCAGCATTAGCAGAATTGGATACAGAAAAATCTGATACTGCTCATACTCACGTTATTCCTTATGACCTTGCTGCACAAGTTGTTGGATTACCAGATGCAAGTGCAGTAGTATTAAGGTTTGTTTCAGTACGTGCTTTTACTATTGAAACTACAGGACATCAAGCAAAAGCAGACACAGCCTCAACAGGCACTGCAGTTTTTGATGTTCAATTAAATGGTGGTTCAGTTGCTTCTATTACATTCACGACATCAGCTACAGGCGTTGTTACATTAACTGGTTCACCTATTGTATCGGTTTCGGTTGTTGCAGGTGACGTAATTACAATCGTCGCTCCAGGTTCACAAGATGCAACATTAGCAGATATTGGGGTTACTATAAACAGTATTATTTAATAATAAAAATGGTCATCTTTAAATAGTTTGACCATAAATAGAATTAGAGAAAACGAAAGTTGTTGACTCTTAAAGATGGTTATGGTATGCTCCATCTCGTCAAAAGCATTCAGTCAGGGAAAGGGTTTCTGACTTAAAAGGTAAGCAATTATTTGTACCCTTGACAAAAAAGAAGTGAAAAAGACTCTCAAAGAAGAGAATAATAATAAGAAGAGAAAAAGGAGATACACAATGACTCTATCTATAGACCAACTCAAAGCAGCATTTAAAACCCCAGAACGCACCGAAGGTGCAAACCTACCAAATAACTACTTCCCATTTTGGAATATGAAAAATGGCGAATCAGCAGTTATTCGTTTCTTACCAGATTCAAATACCGAGAATGCTCTTGGCTTCCTCGTTGAAAAAGTAATGCACAATTTAGAAATTAATGGTGAACGTAAATCTGTTCCTTGTCTTTCTATGTATGGCGAAGACTGTCCTGTTTGTGCTGTATCACAGGCTTATTATAAAGCTGATGATAAAGAAAATGGAAAGAAATACTGGAAGAAAAAGCAACACATTGCACAAGCATTAGTTGTTGAAGACCCATTACCAGCTGATGAAACAACTCAAGAAACACACGAAGGCAAAGTTCGTTATGTTGCTCTCGGTTACCAACTTTTTAATGTTATTAAAGAAGCATTTGAAAGTGGTGAATTGGATGATGTTCCATTTGCATATGAAGGTGGTTGTAATTTCATCATTAAGAAATCTCAACAAGGTGAATATTCAACTTACGCAGTAGGCTCAAAATTTGCTCGTAAATCATCTGACCTTGATGAAGATATAATAGCTAATATTGACCTTATTGAACTTGAAACTCTTTTACCAAAGAATCCAGGTCGCGATAAGATTGAAGCTATGCTTGAAGCAGCACTTACTGGTGCTGACTACGCAGAAGATAATTCTTCTACTCCAAAACCAGCCGCTGAATCTAAACCTGCCGCTGAATCTAAACCTGCAGCAGCTAAAACTACTACTCCTGAAGATGATGGTGAACTTGAAGCCGAAGCTGACGATATACTCGCACAGATTCGTAACCGCAAGAAAGCTAAATCTGAGTAATATAATATAGTAAGTGGGAGGCAATGTCTCCCACCCTATCATTTTAATAGGAGTATAATATGTCAAAACTTAATTTCTTAAAAGATTTTGAAAAGACTATTGATAAATTAGCAGGTGTTGGTGGTTCATCTCAACCACCACGATACTGGTATTCATTCGGTAACTATGTATTAAACCGAATCATGTCTGGTAGTTTTATGAAAGGTGTCCCACAAGGACGCATCACAGGATTAGCCGGACCGTCCGGTGCAGGTAAAAGTTTCGTAATTGGTAACCTTGTAAGAAGTGCTCAACAAGCAGGTGCTTACATTCTTGTTATTGATTCTGAAAATGCTTTAGATGATGGATTTATGACAGCGATTGGTGTTGATGTTGAAAACAACTACAACTACAAAGCTGTGACTACGATTCCTCAAGTAACTAAAGTTGTATCAACATTCCTCACTGGATACAAAAAAGAATATGGCAATGATCCAGACGCACCTCAAATATTCATCGCAATTGATTCTCTTGATATGTTAATGACTGAGACTGAATTGGACCATTATGGTAAAGGTGTAACTAAAGGTGATCAAGGACAACGAAACAAACAACTTAAAGCAATGCTTCGTACATTCGTTCAAGACATTAAAGACTTGAATGTTTCTATGGCAGTGACTTGTCAAGTTTATCGTAATCAAGATTTGAAAAATGGTGAAGGTACTTGGATCGTTAGTGATGCTGTTCGTTATTCTCTTTCACAGATTGTCTTATTGACGAAATTAAAACTGAAAGAAAAGGACGCTCTTGCTGGAGTATTCTTAGGAATTAAGATGAAGTGTATGGGATATAAAACTCGCTTCACTAAACCTTTCCAGAATGTTACCATTGAAGTACCTTATGAATCAGGAATGGATCCTAACTCAGGATTGATTGACGTAGCTGTAGATATGGGACTTTTGGTAAAGAAAGGTTCTCGTCTTTCTGTTACAGGACAAGAAAAATCTTGGTACGCTAAAGAGTTTAATAATTATTCTGGTGATATTTTAATGGAAGCAGAAAAACAAACTCACGCAATTCTGAACGTATCTGATGTAGTTGATGAAGATATGGATGAAGAAGAGACTGCAAAAACTCGCCGCAAAAAGAAAGCTGATAAACTATAATATCTGTTGACTTTATAGCTGGTTTAGGGTATAATATACTCTGAACTGGCTATATTTTTATGGGGAATTGTAATGCAAACACATCAGATTAAATCGCTTAGAAGCGCACAAGAATTAATGAAAGACAATATGCTGGTTAAACACTATGCAGGTTCAATTTCGTATGGAACAAATTTACCAACTTCAGATATTGATTTTCGTGGTATCTTTTGTGCCGACCCAATCAATGTACGTACACCGTTTTTCACTGTCCGTGAATGTGAAGACGTTACAGAAGAGGATACCAAGTTATTTGAGTTATCTCATTTTATGAAGTTGACACTTGATTGTAATCCTAACATTGTAGAAACATTGTGGGTGGATGATATTGATATTACTTTCAGAACGCCTGCGTATGATTTACTTCGTGAAAATCGTCACGCATTGCTTTCTTCAAAAATCGCATTCACGACAAGTGGTTATGCGTTAGCTCAATTGAAACGAATTAAAGGCCACAACAAATGGATTAATAATCCTCAATCTATTGAACCACCTCGTCAAATTGATTTTGTATCTTTGGTACAAAACTTTACTGGTAACAAAATGTTCCGGATTGATTTGGAAGATTTTCGTAACGATTGGAGATTGATTCCATATGGTCACAATATTTTTGGTGTACTTGAATCAAAAGGATATCAAACTTATTCTGATGACTTTACACTGAACACCAATGACGAAACTGTTATTGGTCTTACTGGTAGTGAACGCATTCCTTCATTTGTTGTTAAATATAACAAAGAAGAATACAATCTTGCAAAAGATAAGCACAAGCAGTATTGGGATTGGAAAAAGAACCGTAACGAAGCTCGTGGTAAACTTGAAGAACAATTCGGGTACGATACTAAGCATGCAATGCATCTTGTGCGTTTACTTCGTATGGGTGTAGAAGCGCTTCGTGATGGAGAGCTTATCGTTAAACGACCTGATGCTCAGGAACTATTGAGCATTCGTGATGGTGCATGGACATATGATGAAGTTGTAGCATACGCAGAAGAAATGGATAGGGAAGTACGTGAAGTTTGGTATAAGAAAACTGACCTTCGTAAGAAACCTGACCTTAAATTTGCCGCTGCTTTGCTTATGGATGCTCAGGACCTTGTGTGGGGTAGTTGATGCTAGATATTAAAGAACTGTTTGAAGAACGGAGTCGTCTTTATTATGAAAATACTGATTTAATCCTACAATCAATGCCTCATGTATTAGAAGGTGTCCTCCTTGCTCTTGAGGAGGATGCTGGTTCTAATGTTGTTTGGGAAGATGCTCAATTGGCACCAGAAGATGATGTAATCGTCCTCATTGGTTTCATTCAACTCATACCAGGTGAAAATATAGTACTTGATACAGGTAAAACAATTTCTATAACAGAAGATAACGCAGAAACATTTCGTCGGATTCTCCGTGTTGGCATTCCTCTTGATTTAGTTGAAAATGGTTCAGTAGAAGAAATAACTGAATACTTTATCCAGCGAAAAGAAAAGAATTATGAAAACATTGAAGAAATTGTTGATGCAATTGACAATCTTGAAACACAAGCCGCCACATCAATAACAGGGTTTGATACCGAAGGATTATCTGAAGATAAAATACGACAAATTATGCAACATTTGGATAAGGATAAAATACATTGAGCTTAATTGCTGACCTTGTTGAAAATAAAAAATCTCTACCAGATATTCTGACAGAGTATGAATCAGCGCTTGATGGATTTGAAAAGAACCTTGAAATTAAAGGGAAGAAATTAGAACACGCAAACCGCGAACATCCTGGTTGGCAGAGTTATTATGACCAACGAAGAATTGAATTATATTCTCTCGTTAAGTATTATGATGGACAAATTAGTAGGGTTAGAGGTAAACTGTTTAAATCATATACTGAAACTTACTCTCGTGAATTATCTGATAGAGCAAAAGACAAATACATTGATAATGAAAAAGCATACTTGGATATGCTTGAAGTTTTTCTTGAAGTTAAAGAGTTGTATGATAGGTATGATGCTGTAATAGAAGCATTCAAGTCTCGTGGATACGCCCTCAATAACATTACAAAAATAAGAGTGAGCGCATTGGAAGATGTCACAATTTAGGACTGTTAAAATAAAACTGCTTGATGAAGTCAATGCAGTTATTGTTGGATTAACACCAGACCACGTATTATATTTCTATGAAGAGTTCGCACGGTTTGCACCAAACCATTTCTTCAACCCGAGATTCAAACTTGGAAGTTGGGATGGTAAAATCAGATACTTTCACAAAACTGGCAAAACGTATACGTATCTGTTGGGTGATATAATCCCAAAATTAACTGCTTTTGGTTATAAGTTGGATTTAATAGACCAACGAATAGGAAAAGCAATAACACCTCCATTAATTGATAAAGATTATTTTTCTCATATAGAAGACCCAGAGACTGGCGAGCCTATCCAGTTACGCCCATATCAAGTTGATTTGGTTAATTCATTAATTGAAAATGCTGGTGGTATAGCATTGGCTGGAACAGGTGCTGGTAAAACGATTTGTAATGCCGCACTTGTTGATTCGTATGGAAAGATGGGATTGAAAACAATTACTGTCGTTCCTAACCAAGATTTAATTGAACAAACGAGAACTGATTTCCTTTATTGGGGATTGGATACTGGTGAGTATAGTGGTGATTGTAAAGATATTAAACACCAACATGTTGTTTCCACATGGCAAGCATTGCAGAACAATCCTAAAATAATTACTGAATTTCAATTAGTATTAGTTGATGAGTGTCACGGATTGAAGGGACAAGTATTAACAAAGCTTTTAAATGAACACGGACACAATATTTCATATCGTTTTGGTTTAACTGGAACGCTTCCAAAAGCAGAAACAGATGCGATGGCTGTTCGTATTGCAGTTGGTGATGTACAGTATTCTATTACTGCAGCAGAGTTAATTAAGCAAGGATGGTTAGCAAGTCTTCATATTAATATTATGCAGCTTGAAGAAGATTTTACGGAACAATATGAACGATATCTTCGAGAATATGAAGAGATGTCAGCAATAGCAAAGTCAGAACACAAGAAATTAACTTATACACAATTCAAAGATTCATACTTCCCTGAGTATCCAGCAGAGAAAGGATATTTGCAAACGAACAAGGACCGTCTTGAATGGATTAAAATGTACATTGAAGCAAAACGAGATGTGGGCAAAGGTAATGTATTTTGTTTGGTTGATGGCGTCAACTTTGGTAAGAAGTTAGCCAAATTAATTCCTGGTGCAATTTTTGTTCACGGTAAAGATAAAAAGAAAGCAAGAAAAGAAGTTTATCAATTATTTAAAGAAAATGATAACCTTGTTGTAATTGCAACGGTCCAAATTGCAAGTACAGGATTAAACATTAAACGAATTTTTAACCTAATGTTTATTGATGTGGGGAAATCTTTTATTAGGGTTATTCAAACCATTGGACGTGGACTAAGAAAAGCACCCGATAAAGACCACGTTGACGTCACTGATATATGTTCGGATTTGAAATATGGTAAGAAGCACGTCAGAGAACGAATTAAATTTTACAAAGAGGCCGAATACCCTCATAAGAAACGAAAGGTTGACTATACCAATTAAATTTAGTATAATACAACAATAACAATAAAAAAGAGAAATTATGTTAATATTTGATGAAAATGCCGAAGCAATCATATTGGATAGTATCTATACTCCCACACTTACAGAATATTTTTATGTTTTAGATTTAGCAATGCTAGACTTCACATTAGCTCCACTGTTAGTTCTTGAAGAAATCGTATGTCCATCCGTAACACTCCGCATTAAAGGATTTGACTTTATTGTTCCAGCAAATTGGAATGTTCTCATATATGCTGAAGATACTCAACAAGTAGATGTTGTAGAAATTGGGAATCTTGCTGGAAGAGAATTTACAGCTTTGGTTGGTGGACCTGATATTCATTCACACGTTCCTGGTCGTATCATAGTTGTTGATTATACACCAGAACATCAAAATGTTGCACCATCACTTAATAAGCACCAGATGCTTTGTCATCCTATCGGACCAAATGAATGGATAAATATAGCACCATCTGATACATATAATAAATATTTGAAAGACTTATATGTAGGCGATATATTAACATAATAACAAATAACAAGAGATAATAATTATGGCGGCAAAAAAGAAAACCAAAAGTAGAAAGAAAACAACATTAGTTGAGTTTCGTGCTTGGCTTGAAGGTGTTGAAGAAATGCAAGGTGACGAGTGGGTTCCTTCTATTGAACAATGGAGACGAATTCGTAATAAGATTGATATGATTGAAGATGCTCCTATTCCTGAACCAGTACCAGCAATTCCAACCCCACCCGCATACATTCCAGTACCAACACCTGCTTATGCTCCAGGACCAAGTTCATTGGATGGTGTAGTACACCAGCCAGCACCACCAGCACCAATTGAATTGAATCCAAATGCACCAATTGCGAAGGGACAACAGCAAGTAAAAACACCAGATATTGATACATCATCTGGTGAGTATAAAAGCTCCTATGAATAGTACACAATTAAAAGATAGGTGTCTGTTTTATGATGGCGACTCAATGTTTGCTAGTGATGCACTTATGCAACTTATACAAACTGGTGCGTCATTGTCTGGAATCTTCACTGACAAAATTACTAATGAAATAAAGCAATTTAATAGATTTGTTGGACCAGATGAGCAAATTAGGGTTAAGGATTCTGTCTCATCATTAGATTTTTCGTGGAATATTCCAGAAGAATATATGGATCTCGACCTTGTTGATTATATTGCTCAACAACTTGATATACGGTGTGACGAATTAAATGAACAACAACTTAATGATAGATTAATCCGCATTTCTACAGAACTTTCTCTATATAAAAAACTTGGATTAACAAATGTTCTCCGTACGATAATTTATATCATAAATACCCTAGACTCACAAAATATTGTATGGGGTGTTGGACGAGGAAGCAGTGTTTCTTCGTTTGTGTTATATCTTATAGGTGTACACGATGTAGACTCGGTTGAATATGAACTAAACATAGATGATTTTTTGAAAGTCGAATAATAATACATAGGAGAATTCCAGTATGCCAAAGAAAACAAGAAGCGCTAAAGGTGAGGTTATAGATTTTGACCTTCTTAAAATCAAAGCCCAAATTGCTTCAGCACCAAAGCCAACAGATGTTAGAAATCGTGAAGACTTCATTGACAAGAAACTTCGTCGTCGCACGAAAAAGATTAAGAAAGTTGAAACAGTTGAAGTAGATGTTGAACCAACAATAACAGATAATACAGAGGCAGACAAATGATAACACCATTATTTAATGGCATACTTTTCTTTTTCGCCGATGAGGTCAAAGGTGGATTATTTGAAGAAAAGACCGATTGGGGGTTTGAAATTAAAGGTGGACACCAAAACACTACTCAAGAAGGTAGGTGGGGTAAAGTATTAGCACTTGGACCTGATGTTCCTGAAGAAGATATACAAAAAGGTGATTATATTTTTGTTGAACCATTAATGTGGACTAGAGGAATTAAGCATGATGGTGTTGAAATCTGGAAAACAGATTCTAGTAAAGTAATGCTTGTTTCACAAGAATATCCTCAACAATAACAAAGTCCCATAATTTTGAACCATAAATATATGCAACTACTTTAGTGGAGAAAAATTATGGGATTTATCGTTACACTCATCCTCGTTACACTTTCAATTGCTGGCTCTGCAGCATTTTTTAGTATCTATGGATTAGCAAATATATTTTCAGGTTCCTTTTGGCCTGTTGTAGTAATGGCGACATCACTAGAAGCTGGAAAACTTATTTCAGCTTCATACGTATATAGATACTGGTCAACAATTTCATTCTTAATGAAATCATACTTGATTTCAGCCATCCTTATTTTAATGGTAATAACATCGGCTGGTATATTTGGTTACCTTTCTGCTGCGTATCAACAAGACACACTTCCATTAAAAGAGATGCAGTCAAAGATTGCATTGTTTGATGAACGCAAAAAAGAAATTGGAGATTTAAAGCAAGAACGAATTAATCAACGTGCTCGCCTTGATGCTCAAATTGATTCTATTCCTGGTAACCATAGCACGAACAGAAGAAAAATGCGTGAGTCACAAAATGCAGAACGTGCTCAAATTGATATTGACCTTAAACGATATGCACGTGAGCTTCAAACTACAACAACTGAACAACACAAAATAAAGAATGCGGTAATCCAACAAGAAGCGCATACTGGACCAATCATCTTTATTGCTAAAGCATTTGGTAGTGATGTTGACGATGCGACAAAATGGATGATTTTTCTTATCATATTTGTCTTTGACCCGCTTGCCGTTATTTTAACAATTGGTTCAAACATCGCTATTGTTCAACGACAAAAGGATAATGGCACATACAAAGTACACAAACGCGTAAATGATTATGTTGAAGTTAGTGCTGAAGATTATGTTCATCAAACACACCAAGACGAATATCCTGATAATCCACATCCCGAAGATGGTAGAGGTTCTTTAGTAACAGAGTTGCCTGATGGAGATATTGAAAAAACAGAAGAACCCGAACCAACAGTAACAACAGTTGATGACCTTCTTGATTATAATGTTGAAGAAAAAGATACTGATAACCCATTGGCAAGCAGCATTGAGCAGCTACAATCCATGTTATCATCTATGAACCAAAAACATGAATTAACTCCACAAGAGAAAATGGAAAAAGAACAGATTGAGCAGCTTCTTCGTCGTAAGCAAGTTACCGCTCGTGTTCGTACCCCTGAATTAGTTCTAGAAAGACAGCCTACCCCCAACGAATAAAGTTGACATTTTTTCTCTTTGTAGTATAATATACGTTGCTACAAGGAGAATAATAAATGGCAAAAAATCTTGAAAAACTCTGGACGGAAAAATACCGCCCACAAACCGTGGAAGATTATCTCTTCCAAAACCACACACAAAAATTAGCAATCCTAAAAATGGTTGCTGACCAAAGTATTCCTAACTTGTTGCTTTCTGGTGTTCAAGGTAGTGGTAAGACCACACTCGCCTTAATGCTCATTAAAGAATTAGAACTAGAAGAAACAGATGTTCTTATTATCAACGCATCAGATGAAAACTCTGTTGATGTCATCCGTGAGAAGTTAAAGAATTTCATTTCTACATTTGCAATGGGTGAATATAAAGTCGTTCTTCTTGAAGAAGCAGATTTCATTACTCAAAATGGACAAGCAGTAATGCGTAGATTGATGGAAGAGTTTTCTGATAGTGCTCGCTTTATTCTCACTTGCAATTACGAACATAAAATTATGCCTGCAATTCGTTCTCGTTGTCAACACTATCGTTTCAAATCGTTTGACAAAGATGAAATTGCAGAACGAGTTGTTACAATACTTGCAACTGAGCAAGTTAAATTTACTCTTGATTTAATTGACAAATATGTAACTGCAGGATATCCTGACATCCGTAAAATTATAAATCTCCTACAACAGAATACAATTGATGGTGCTCTTCAAGAACCAACATCATCTGGCGAAGTCGGTGATTACAAATTTAAGTTACTGGATTTATTGGAAAGAGATAACTGGTTTGAAGTTCGTAAACTATTGTGTGGAAATGTTGCAGCAGAAGAATGGGAAGATGTATATCGCTTCTTATACGAGAATTTAGAAAAATCTGCAAAATTTTCAAATCAAGATAAGTGGGAAGCTGGTATTGTTATTATCGCTGACCATTTATACAAGCATTCAGCTGTCGCAGACACTGAAATAAATGCATCAGCAATGTTTATACGCTTAGCAGGTGTGTAAGGAGAATAATAAAAATGAATAATAAAAATCTAATAACGATGCAGGAAGAAATCGATGAGTTGAGAACAAAAAGGTTTGAAATGTTGGAAGAAATTGATGAGCTTAAAAGAAGGTTACGTGCAGTTAATGATTTGAATACAAAAATATTAGATAACCAGTCAACTACTGAAGACTTCACACTTCCACATATTACAAAACGTTGGACTCCAGAAGATTTAGGATATTCGTGTGATGAAATAATTAAACAATTGGATGCAGACACAAGAGTCACAAAAGGATATGATCCACATCCCATAGTTGAGGATTTCACATTCCCACATCCTGTAAAAGGCAGAGGTTCTCATATCGAAACATTACCAAGTAGACAAGCCTTGGATATAGGCGAAGACATTAGGTACTTTAGGGAAAAATTAGAAAAATCAATGTCAATGGGTATTCCTACAGAAAAGACAGAAAAGCAACTTGCAGGATTGGAGAATACTCAGACAACAAACGCAGCAATACGAAACGGTGGTTGGAAAGAAACAGAAATAGGAACATTCGCTGCAACCTCTAACGAACCAAAATCGTTTGTTGGGTCAGTATATTATGATACGAATCAAAAAACAGCTTTTGAACGAGCAATGAAGGGGATAGAATAATGATAACATCTTTAGATGATTTTAAATCATATATTAAAAAATTTGGATTTGATGCGTTGATTACAAGCACGGATATAAGATTTGAGAAATCTTATGTAGATGAGCAAACGATGGATGGACGTTCTATACATGTTCCTATGGGAGAAACTCCTAAGGTAACACTAGAAATTACACTTATACCTGATGCATCATATGTGGGTGATAAATCAATAGAAGAACGATTCGAAAACGCAATGAGTATAATGGAGAATAATAATGGCACGTAGAAAGAGACCAGAAAACGAAACACCAGAAGAAACATTAATACGTCAACGTCTTGAGTCTGTTGCTAACAGTTCAACAAGAAGTGAGAAGACATCTTGGAATCGTAAAATGGATAACATGGTTAAACTAATTGCCGTCATTCGTCCTATTGAAGAACAGATTCTTGATTTGATGGCACAAAAGATGCCTATTATGGATGATGTGACTGCTCTTCGTGCAACGATGGTTAAAGAATGCATACACCCACTTGATGACCTTTTATATAAAGACACTCACATTGTGTGTAAGTTTTGCGGAACGAAATTAGGAATACCAAATGACACAGACGAAGCATAAACTTGATATATTCCAAACGTTAAATCATATTAGTAAGAAAGATAGAAATTTCTTTAAAGACTTAACAGACGAAGAAAAGAAAGCATTTCAACCATTAGTTGTTATGCGATGGTTATCTGGAACAACAGATGCTCGTCAAGTTTACTTCCTTAATGAATTAGTCAATCCCTTTGTCTTTTCAATGCATACGCATAAGGAATTAATCTACTATTTGATGACAACTTGCACGAGTGGAAAGTCTCAACGATATACCTGGAATAAGGCGTTATCTAAAAAATCATCTACAACACCATTGTCTGTTAGTGTTATTAAAGACTATTTTAATTATAGCACAATGCATGCAATTGAAGCATTACCGATGTTGACCAATGATGATATATTAGAGTATGCTGAACAATTGGGAAGACAGAAAGAAGAGATGACGAAAATCAAACGAGAATTGAAAAATAGATGAAGAAAGAACACTTTGAATGTTCGTACTGTTCTGCCAAGTTTGTTACAGAGGATAGATACCTCAAGCATCACTGTAAACAGATGCAACGTAATGAAGAATTCCGTACGCCTATAGGACAAGCAGCTTGGCTTTTCTACCAGAAGTGGATGAAAGCATATAAGCGAATGGTTCCGAATTCCCAATCATTTTTAAAGTCAAAGTATTACCAATCATTTAATCGTTTTGCACAACGTGTTAAAAAATTAAACTTTCCTGATGTTGATGCATTTGTTGCGTTAATGAAAGAAAAGGATATTTCTCCTACACTATGGACGAACGACCAAGTGTATGCTATATATCTTGAATATTTGGATAGACGTGCATCTCCATTGAGTCAAGCCAAGGTTACTATTGATACATTATTCAAAATAGCGGATGCTGCTGAATGTGAGGTAAATGAAATATTTGACATATTACAACCAAATGAAGTAATCACATTACTTCGTGAACGTAGATTATCACCTTGGATTCTGCTGTTCAGTCCCAAGTTCAAAGAATTATTAATACACCAAACTTCTGATGAACAACGAATTATTATGGAGTCTATCATCCGTCCTCATTATTGGGTGGATAAATTCGGAAAACAACCAAATGATGTAGAAATGATGAAAAAGTACGTAGAAGAACTTGATATCTAGCACATCCCCCTATCCCCCTACCACCCAATTGATAAATATAAACTAATAGATTAACACAAAGATTGACTTTGTATAAATACCTTAACGCACGAAAGTCTAATTAAATATTAAGGGGAATGGACTAATATGACAGCCATTTACATCATTGACCACACAGATCCAGCGAATGGCAATTTTAGAATCAGTCCGAACAAGCTAGACGGACCAGGATCTGTAACACAAAATACCAATCTTCGTTTATATGGCGCAGGTTCTCTACAATATGGCGAAGGCGTAAATGAAAATTTCCTCAAGATATTAGAAAATTTCGCAAGTCCTGAATTGGGTGGAAGCCCTGCAACAACAGCACCAGATCCAGCATTTTTTGATCCAGCATATTCTGTAAAAGGACAACTATGGTTTAACTCAACTACCAATAAATTAATGATGTTTGATGGGACTAACTGGGTTTCTGCTGGTGGTGTTTTCTCATCAGCTACCGCACCACCAAATCCACAAGATGGGGATTTGTGGTTTGATACGGTCGCAACTCAACTTAAAGTATATTATGCAATGGTTTGGACATCAACAGCTGATCACTATGTATTGAAATCTGGTGATACGATGGACTCTGCTGCTAACATTACATTTGCTGGAGGTGGTGAAGTTCTTGGATTACCAGCGTCACCATCTGCAACTGGAGCAGCTTCTAAAGAATATGTTGATGGATTAATCAGTAGTAATAATGAATTATGGGAATTGTCAGATGTTGAAGATGATGTAACATCATCTGCTGTAACTGGTGAGGTTTTATATTTCAATGGGACTACTTGGGAAAATAGAGGATTAATATCAACAGATATTAGTGGTGTAACCTCAAGCATACAAACACAATTGGATGCAAAAGTTGCAAAAGCTGGCAGTACAATGACGGGTGCACTTACACTTTCTGGCGCTCCGACAAACACATTGCACGCTGCCACAAAAGCATACGTTGATGCCAAGCCGTTGATAACAACTTCATCAAGCACACCTGGTACTGCAAAAGATGGTGATATTTGGGTTGATTCACTCAACACACAAATAAAAATATATGCGTTTAGTACTTGGAACATAATATTCCCAGCACAATACTCATAATATGAGTTTGATCATGCCAACAAAAATAGCGTCTTCGGACGCTATTTTTTATTACTGAACAAGAATTGACCTATCATAAATACATAAAAAGTCTATTTTATGCGAGGAAGCTATGGCTCAACCAGAACAGTACATTATACATTTTACGGACCCATCTAAGTCTTCGTTTATAGTTAGCCCATATACGGCAAATGGTCGTACATTCCCAATCTCTGGGCAACTTGATTCATCTGCAGTTAGTGCTGATACAAGTTTACTAATATACGGAAGGGGCTCTGCAAATTACGGCGAACGAATCGCTGAAAACGTTCTTCATCTACTTGAAAATTTCTCTGGAGCAACAGTTCCTGTACTCCCAATTTCTGGGCAAGTTTGGTTTTCACGAAGAGAATATTGGCAAACCACTTTAACTACTTCTGGTTGGTATCGTTGGAATGATAGTACGTCTAGTTGGGATTCATTAACAGTAACATACGCTAAAGGCACCGATCCAGGTGCAGTCGCTGATGGAATATATTGGTTTGATACTCTTAATTTAACTCTTAAAAGACGAGTACTTATCACTGACCATCCTTTAACCAACACATGGGTAACAGTTCTTCACTCGGGTTCTAATGGAAGTACTGATCCAATAACGTTAAATGCCACTCCTGAAAAATCTCTTAAAGTGTACAATGGCGAAGCTTGGGTTTCTGTAACCAGTAGCACATTTGCATCTACTACAGCACCTACTTCCCCCGTTGATGGTGACTTGTGGTATGATACTGCAAACACCGATTTAAAAGTTTGGAATGGAAGTATGTGGGCATCATCAGGTGGAAACTATGTTCTCCAAACTGGTGATACAATGACTGGTGATTTAACAATGACTGGTGCAAATATTAATATTGATGCAACAAAAGGTTTGATAGGGAATGTTGCTGGCTCTCCACTTGCAGATGGTGCAACACTAATATTAAGTTCAGACGGATTTACTTGGGAGATGCAATCTGGCAACTCCCTTTTTAGTAGTTTTGTAGTTAAGAATTCTGTAGGGGTGACAGTATTAACTGTTGGTGTTTCGGATGCTGATGATACAAGCACATTTGCTGGTAATATTCAAATACAGAGTAACAATGAAGTTCTTGGACTTCCAGCTCTTCCATCTGGTGATACTGCAGCAGCCTCCAAAAAATATGTTGATGATGTGGTAGCTATTGTATCAGGAGGAACTCCAGCTTCAATAGATGATTTATTAGATGTTTATGTACCTACTCCATCGCACGATGAATTTTTATATTATGACAATGTTGGTAGTCCAGCAGGACAATGGAAAAATAGAAATATATTAATTGCGGATGTGGCTGGTGCAGCTCCTCTTGCTTCTCCATCATTAACTGGAACACCTATAGCGCCAACAGCAACACCTGCTACGAACACCACGACACAAATTGCAACCTGTAGTTTTGTACACCAAGCTATTGCCACTTATGCTCTTGGTGGAGCTGATGGTGTATTAATTAGTGCAGCTTGGGATTCATCAATCTATCAATTAGATCTTCAAACATCTGATGGTGGTTCGCCACTTCCAGTTCCTATACAAGTAGACTTGAGTCATACTCATCCATCAACTGATGTAACACATACTGTAGTTGATTCAGTATTACGTGATGCACTTGTTCCAGGTGGTAGTCCACAACAACTTGACACTACGATTGATGTTATAGTTGAGCAACTTAGTTCAGAAATAGGTAGTAAAACTTCAAGAGAACTTGGTAATCAAATAATATTACAACAAATTCATCGTCCAGTTGCACCACAAACAGAATTCTTAATTGATAATGATGAAGAATATATTTCTGGATTTAATAGATTGCAAGTATTTATAAATGGTATTAAACAATATGCCGATCAGCGTGCTCGTCAAACAATATATTTTAGAAGAGAGTTTAACGTTTCACCAACTGCAGCAACTGGTTTGCCAGATGATGCGACAGCATATTCATTTACTGTTGCAGTTGATGGACAAGCAACTGGTAGTCCACAAACTCCTCAAACTGTAAATGTTACGGGATCGCAAGTACAAACAGTTCAGGATATCATAGACCAAATTAATGCTCAAGTAACAGGAGCAACAGCAATATATGATCCTCGTTGGGTTGGTATTTTTGTGTTCTCAGATACTTCAGGAAACGGTTCAGCAATAAGCATCACAGATGTTGATTTATTTACTGCAATGGGTGCTGTCGGTGCAACTGTTAGTTTGCCTATATATGATTATAATAATATTTTCCCTGACTATCCAGGAGACATCACACAAGTAACAAACGATGGTGCTTATTATGAGGCTGACCTTGTTGGTTCACCTTCAATATCGTATATTCAAGCATCAGCAGGTATAATCGCATATGCTATCGTATTCAGAACAGCAGTCCCATCAGGGGCAGTTGTTGAGTTCTTAATAACGTAATTAATAAAGGATTAATAAAAAATGGCCGATATTTACACAATCACACTTTCAGATGGAGTTACGACTTTTAATGTTTATCCATTAGAAAGTAATGGTCCTGGTAATCTATCAATTCCAAGACGAATTCAAGTAACCAATATAGGAGCTTCATTTGAACTTGCTGGTGATTTAACTTATCGTTTCGTTCCAGGACAAACATTTACAGTAGAGAATACTGGTGTTGCTGGAAGCCCTGCGTTACCAAATAATGGAACGTATACTGTTTTGGGTAGTGGTTCTCCGCTTGTTGGAAGCACATATAGTGCAGGAACAAATCGTACAACAATACCAGTTGTAGAAACTGGACAAATAACTTCAGATGCATTACCACTTGGACAAATTAAATATTCAATTCCTGGTGCAGAAGAAGCTACATCATTATTAATTCCTGGTCGCGGTTACTTAAATTATGGTATCGCAATGTTAGAAAGTTCAGTCCATTTATTGGAAAACTTTGCTAATAGCACTGCACCTTCAAATCCTATTATTGGACAACAATGGTTTAACACAATAGATGAAACACTTTATCGGTATACATTATCTGGATGGTCTTCTAGTGTCTCGTTGGCATCATCAGGATCATTAATATTAACTGATCCAGAAAATCCAAATGGTACTGGCTCACCAGCTTCGGCTGATGTTGTTATCTCTGGTAGCGATTCATCTTATCCTGATGTTGGTGCTGCTCTTCGTACATTAATAGATCCTGCTTCTGCAGATTCAATTTTCAGAGTTTTGTCTGCAACTGGAAGTGAACGTCTTCGTGTTGAACACGATGGTCACACATCAACTACAAACTCATTTAAACAAACTGGAACTACATTAGATAATCAATTTTCAAATGACTTACAATTTGCAAATGCAAAAGGTATTAAAGCAGTTGGTGGAGCAGTTTTGCGCACAGATGCGACTGGTGTTACTTGGGAGCTTAAAGGGAACAATGTTGCTTCAGCAACTTTGCTTATTAAAGACGTTGCTGGTACTAGTAATCTTCTTGCAGTTGATGCAAATGATAATGTTCAAATACTTAACAATTTACTTGTTGATACTGATACACTTTATGTTGATGCAGGGTCTGACAGAGTTGGTATTAATGTAGCACCTTCAGTTCCTTTTGATGTTCTTGGTGATTCATTATTTACAGGTAATGTTACTGTAGCAGGAAGCGGTGTTGTCACACTTGCAATTGACCCTGCACAACCACTTGAAGCTGCAACGAAACAATACGTTGATAACAAAACAACTCTTCCAGATTATGATTTGCAAGCTGGAACAGGTGTTGGTGGCTCACCAGAAATTCCTGTAGCATATACTACAGCTTTCAGTTTCACTGATCCAGCTGGTTCTCCACCAGGAGAAGCATCAATAATGGTATTTGTTAATGGTATTAAACAAGTTGAAGGATCAGGTAAAGCATACACTATAACTGCACCAAATACAGTTACATTCAATGCTGGACAAACTCCAGCATTGAATGATGATGTAGAATTCTACGGGTTCGGATAATATATAAATAATTAGAAAATATGGAGAATATATAAATGGCACAACCACCAATTGCAGGATTTCAAGTAGACGAAAGCACATTCGAGAACATATTAGAATCTGGAACTTCCTTTCCTGGTGCACCTGCCACTGGCAAGCAGTTTTTTTTAACAACGGATATCGTTGGAGGATCCCCATCATTTGTAACTTATATTGGTGGTGAATATATATTTGATGGAACAAATTGGATTTCAAAACCAAAAAGCACAACAGGGACAAATTGGGGGTGGAATGATTATTTAGCTTCTGCTTCAAATATTGACGTCGGCGCTCCTGGAACATCACCCGATCTTGTAACAATACGTGACAATATTAGAGGTTGGGGATTTGATCCAACTTCACTTGAACAAGCATGGTCGAGTGTTCATATATTACATGATTATGTTATTGGTACAAATTTATATCCACATATACACTGGACACATGATAATGCAGCACCAACTGGGTTTGTTCGTTGGGGGTTAGAATTTACTATTGCAAAGGGATATAATCAAGAAGCATTTCCAGCTTCTACGACAATTTATTTTGAACAAGCTGCTGATGCTCAGTACATACATCACCTAATAGAAGCTGGACTTGGTACTGGTTCACCTACAATCAATAACATAATTGATGGAACAAATGTTGAGCCAGATACGATTATAATGTTTCGTATATTCCGTGATTCTACAAATGATACTTTTGGTAGTGATGCAATCTTGATGTATGTAGATTTTCATTATCAATCTGATGGATCATTTACCACAGAAAGAAATCAACCATTTCCTAAGGTTCCATAATAGGATAACATAATGGCACAAAAACCAATACGGCTAGAACAACTTGGAATTTCATTAGATGACATTATAATTCATCTTCAAGATAAAGCTATCATCCAAGAAAAAATTGTCGAAAAGGAAATTGTTAAAGAAATTGACCCTGCACTTATGAATAGGTTAATTGATAAACAGTTAGCTTTACGGCCAACTATGGATGAAGAAACTGTCAATAAGTTAGTTGCTAAACGATTAGCATTACAACCAGCTCCTGCTCCAACCATAAATGAAAATGATATTAAAAAAATCATCAACAAAGAAATTGTAAGACAAGAACTTACTAAACCAGAAGTAACTAAACAATCAGTTAATGAAATGATTACTGAGAAAATTGCAAATATACCTACTATCGCTCCAGTCAATCGTATAGTTGAGAAGATTGACGAACAAGCGGTTAGATATTTCGTTGCAGAAGAACTACGAATCCGTGCACCAGCACCACCATCAATTCTTGATGAAAAAACAGTTGAAAAATTAGTTGTTGCAGAATTTGATAAAAGACCAGAAGTGACTACACAAATAGTTAATCAACTAATTGCTGATGAAATTGCAAGACAAGAACTTACTAAGCCTGAAGTAACCGAACAGTCAGTTAATCAAATGATTGCTAATGAAATTACAAGACAAGAACTTACTAAGCCTGAAGTAAATGTACAATCAGTCAATCAAATGATTGCTGAACAGATTGCAAATATACCTGAGTTTGAACCAATCAATACTGTAGTTGAAACGGTTGATGAAGAAGCTGTCAAATATCTTGTTGCAAAACATTTACGAGACAATGCTCTAATTCTTGATGAAAAAACAGTTACAGAAATAGTCATTGCAGAGCTTGATAAAATACCAACTGAACAACCAGAAGTAATAATTGCACAACCAGAAATGACTGCTGAAGTAGTTAATCAACTGGTTGCAGATGAAATTACAAGACAAGAACTTACTAAACCAGAAGTAGATGTCCAATCAGTTAATAAAATGATTGCTGAACAGATTGCAAACATACCTGTTGTCGCACCGATTAATACAATAGCTGAAACTATTGATGAAGCAGCTGTCAATCATTTAGTTACGGTTGGAATTCAAGAATATTTTAATAGGTTCCCTCAAACTTCAACTACAGCAATTATTGATGAGCAAGTTGTTATAGATTTAGTTGCAATAGAAGTACAAAAACATTTACCAGAGCCAGAACCAATTGCTGCTCCAGAACCAGTACCAGTCAACCTTGATGAACATAAGGTATGGGCTAAACAAGAAATAGATGAAGTTGCTTCTACAATACGAGCTAAAACTAATACTATCGTTCCTGGTCAAGAAGCATTATATGCTGAAAAAGTTGATGAAGCTACAGATTATATTGCTGATGGTGCAACTGAACTATCAACATTTCCTCTCCTTCGTGCAGAGGTAAATGGAACAGGTAAAACAACTGATGAAGTCGTTGATGGTATTCTTGCAAGAAAATCACAATGGATTGCAGTAAATGCTCAAATAGAAGAAATTAGATTACGAGCTAAAATGAATATAGGTTCAGCTACTACTGATGAAGAAGTTGAAACTATTAAGAATCAAGCGATTACCTCATTACAAGCAGTGTAGTTGTCTAACCCAAAATATCCGTGTATAATTAATGTATGGATATTGACATTGATTTCAACTCAGATTTTGACCCTCTTGACTACTTTGATGAAGCAGTTCGTGCTTCTATGGTTAAGGATGGACAACTCAAAAAACATCCAGTCGGTGCATACTTCCAACATATTCCAAAAGATAAAATAACTGGACTTGCTTCCATTCCATATGAACAAGCAGAAGAGTTAGGATACTTTAAAATTGATTTCCTTCACTTATCAATTCTTGATAACTTTGACAATAAAGATGAAATTCGTGCTCTTGTTAAAATAGAACCAGATTGGTCATTATTGCAAGATGAAGAAGTTGTTGGTAAACTATTTCAAATCCACAGACATTATAAAGTATTGAGCATAGTTAAACCAACATCTGTGCAAGAATTAGCGGATGCAATTTCGTTAATTAGACCAGCAAAACGACAACTTTTGAATGCATATCCAAAAAATAAAGAATTGATAAGACAAGAATTATATAGAAAACCTGATGATGACCAGTATTATTTTAAGAAAAGTCACGCAATATCGTATGCTCTGACGATTGTATTGCAATTGCATTTAATCAAAGGTGGGATATTATAATACTATCATAAATACTTCTATGAATATAATCAACGAAAAACGCACTCTTACTACCGTCCGTCTAACAGAAAACCAGAAAAAGGTGATGACAAGAATTGTTGCTTCAGCCACAGAAGTGTTAGCTGCAGAAGAAATATCAAAGGGACGAGCACTTGTTACAGCTCGTGATTTATTAGTCAAACTTGGATTGATTGAATACCGTGATGGATATGCTGCATTAACTCCAGAAGGTGAGAAGATTATGAAAGATTCAAATCTCATAGATGATATGGGTGAGTTGACAGAAGAAGGCAACAAATTCGCATACGAAGAAGGAAAAGAACCAATGGAATCTTTAATAAAATCATTAAATAATCAAATCAACGAAGCTGCAAATACTCAATTTTCAGATGCAGAAAAGAAAGACATCGTTGCTATTGAACAAGACAAAAAAGAATTAGATATGGAAAGTCCATTATATGATAAATTATATAATTACTTTGCTAACAGTGGTGATATGCCATATGGTATTCAAAAAGCTCGTACTGGTGATCCTGATGCGTGGATTCTGGATCACTTAAACGAACTTATTAGTACGTTCTAATTATCTTAATACCACTACTTTTTTGTGGATTTCTATATTAGAAGAAATTGCTTTACGTCTACGGCGCTTTACACTCTTCGTCTCATCCATTGGAAAATTTGGTAGAGGACCAATTACACGAGTGACAAAATCTATATTATATGTCCGAAGAATACCAGAAACATCATTAGACATTCCTCTCCTTGAAAATTCAATAGACAATGGATAACTAAATTCACTTTTTTCATACCATTCAGCAGCTATACTTATAATTACTTCTTCGTTTACTCGTTCAGGTCCACACAAATCAAGAATAAATGCTTTTATATTTTTATCTGTGGAATTGTCTATAATTGACAAAACGTGTTGGTCGCGGTATTGTATTAGAGTTATAAATGGGTAACCATCATAATCTGCTGGATGTGGTTCAACTATGAGAGGTACTTGATTACCGCGTTTTGATCGTTTCTTTGCTACCATATTCGGTTATTCCTTTTAGGTGTATGTACTATTTATACCTCTAAAATGTGAGTGTCATAAATACATTATCATATGTATTAGGAGATTTATATGGCTAAGCCACTGTCATTCAAAAAATATTTAACTCAACTCAATTTAGATGAAACTGCGATTCCTACTGTGTGGGGTAAGCGTATGATGAACATTGCCCCTGAAGAAGAAGAATCTACAGAAAATCAGGAAGATGATCTTGATATGGGTGACGAACTTGATACGGAAGATGATCTTGATATGGAAGATGATCTTGATATGGGAATGGAAGATGAACCAGAAGATGATCTTGATATGGGAATGGAAGATGAACCAGAAGATGAACCAGAAGATCCTAACAAACAAGGCGTTATCCGCAAAGTAAAAAGCGCTCACCTCGTGTACAAACGTAAAGACGAAGAAGGCACGTATGAAGAACTTTGGTTGTATAAGTTAAATGATAAAGTCAAAGATGAGCTTGAAATACGTAGAGATATTCTTGCAGGAACAGATATTCCTAAAAACAAAATGAAATCAGAAGACGAAACCCAAACATATGAATTATGGACTTCGGGTAATGTTCAATGGTTGGCAATATTTGGATTACCTCAATAACAACTAAATTTTAGTTGACTCACCCCCCAAAATACTATATAATCCTATACCATATGGAGGATTTTATATGTCTGAAGAAAATAACCACAATGAAGTTCAAGCTGAACGTTGGGAAGAAATGCAACTCAACGAACTATATGACCAGCTTTCAATTTTACAAACTCGTGCAATGACAGCAGCGAACATGAATAACTTACCTATGCTTCAACAACTGCAAAGAGGCATAGACAGATGCAATGAAATAATTGCAACTAAATCAGCAGGCGATAATCACACGGTGGTAGTATGAGCGAAGAAAAAGAAACAGTAGATAGCATCTTTATGCAAGCAGAAGAAAAGAGTCATCCAGGTAGAGTATACAAAACACCCGAACCTGAACTCGTTATCAATGACCCAGTAGAAATTACTTATGATGAAGTAGTAAATGTTGGGACACCTGGTCACATAGACCACAAAGCACCTCCAACTGAACCAACAATAAAAGATTTAGTATTGCTAGAAGTTCAGCGTCTTGTTACAATTTCAAAAATGTATAAAGAAAAAATTGATACAGCAAAAACTAAACCAAAAAAAGATTTGTACTTGAAAAAGATACGAAAAAATAATGAAAAATTAGCCGATATGATTATGCGGTTAGAACGATTAAACCGAATAGAGAGTAGTAATGATGAACCAGCTAATGAACAAACGTAGTCTGAAAGAAAAGATATCAAAAATCAATTGGCCCGAACTTGTCTTTGAAGCAGAAGCAGAACGAGAGTGGTTTGAAGATGTAACTATAGTAACACTCAAATCTGAATATCTTGAACGTGTGTATGATAAAGCTTGGGACCAAACCGATGAGGGGTTGAATGAAAAAGCAAAACGAATAATGAATTCGGGTGAAATTTTTGTTAACGAATTTATTCAAATTGGGGAAGATTCTGCAGTTAGGGTGTGTATAGACAAAGATGAAATAACAGATGATGTAGTTGAAGAAGTATTAAATATTCTTGTTGATATTGGAATAAAACCTGATTCGCGACATACCTTTGGGGTCCGTAAAACATTTATGTATGATGAGATTGTCCCAATTATGTATTTCGGTTGACATTTAATCTTTAATACAGTATAATTATTTTAAATTTATAGGTGCAAAATATGTTAATAGCAATATCAGGTTCACAGGGTGCTGGTAAAAGCACTGTTCTAAAAAAATTAGAAGAATTAGGTCATAACATAGTCTCACGAAAAACTTCTCGTTCTATCTTAACAGATTGGGGAGTTACTCTTGAACAAGTTAATAGCAATCGCGATTTGACTTTACGATTTCAAGACGAAATTATTGCTCGAAAATATAAAGATGAAGCGCATGCAATGCAATCAGATGAACTGTGGTTTACTGAAAGAACATACGCTGACTTGTTTACATATGCATTGGTTAGTTTAGGAAAAGATAATATTAATAGTGAGTGGTTAAATGGCTACTACGAATCTTGTAAATCGTACCAACAATCATACGCCAAAGTTTTTTATATAGAAGGTGGTATATTTGATGTTGAACATGATGGAGTAAGAGGGTCAAATCAACACTACAGTACTATGGTTGACCTTGTAATGAAAAAATATACATGGTTAATGGCCCCAAATGAAAAATCACTTTATCAAGTAACAATGGCGGATATAGATGACCGTGTTGAATTTATTCTTGATAGAACGTATAATCACAAATAAAGAAAAATAATAAAGAGGAAGAATAATGTCTGAACATTGCGACAAACCCGAACACAACTGCAAAGATCATCAAGCACCAACTGGCGAATATAATTATACTGATTATGCAGAAAAGATGGATGATTTAATCTTTAGATATGATAAAGACTTCTATCCATTAGATTCTTCATTACCAGACCCACAAACGGACCCAATCATTCCTGGTAAGAAAGTTGCATTGCAAAAAGTTGGAATTGCACCAGTAGACTTACCTATTACTGTTATGCGTCGAGATGGTGCCACTCAAGTCCTTCAAGCAGAAGCATCTTTGTATTGCTCACTAGATGATCCAGAAGCAAAGGGATTAAATTTAAGTCGTTTGTATTTGTTAATGCATGATAACATTAAGGACCACCTTACTATTGATGGCATTAAGTCAACATTAGAAGAAATGGCATATAAGCAAGGCAGCAACTCTGCATACTGTAAGTTACGGTTTAAGTATCCTTGGACTCAGAAAGCACTTCGTACTCGCTTGCCTTTAACAAAAGAAGAAATTGAAAAAGGACTATATGAAGTTCTTGAAGATGGATCAACTGTTAGCCTCCGTAAGGTAGAAGGACACATTGCATATAACGTGACACTTGAAGGTCGTTACCACAAGAAACCAGATTTTTATCTTCACGCTTCTGATGAAGATCCAGACTATAAAGAGTTCAGGTTTTACTTAACAACTAATTACACATACAGTTCAACTTGTCCTTGCTCTTTTGAATTAGCTCATAATGCTACAGAATTAAGAGATGCTGCAGCTAATGCTCACAGTCAACGTTCAATTATGACAACAACAGTAGAATTCGATCCAGGTAACATTGTTTGGATTGAAGATTTGATTGAACTTCACCGTGAAAAGATTCCAACAGAAGTACAGGTTGTTGTTAAACGTAGAGATGAACAAGCATTTGCAGAATTGAATGGTGCTAATTTACTATTCAGTGAAGATGCAGTCCGCTTAGTATATAGTGCATTAGATGAGTGGTACGATGAAGGTAAAATTTCTGACTTTACTATCAGCACTTCACATGAAGAATCTTTACATCCATGGAATGCAATCGCCGTAGTGTGGAAACATAGTGACGTTGCACCAAAATAAATGGTTTAATGCCAACTCAACAAAATATTTGTTAAAAGATATTCACGACTTGACGTTTGAATACGAAACGTTTATAAGTGGAAACCTCATAGTAATTGATAAGCACTCTTCAAAGGGTGCTTTAGATTCTAAGGCAGTAGATTTTATAAGTTATAGAACATGTATAACTAAACTTAATGATTTCCCTGTTGTAAAAATTGAAGGATTTGAAAAGAACAAGAATCTGAAAGTAGCAATAAAACCAATCTTGTCACGTGTGCAAGATGTACACGTGTTTAAATCAAACAAAACAGGATATAGTTTTAAGTGGCACAATGACAATGTTAATGTTAAGTTATTAGTATTAACAGGCAAAAAAATAGTGTGTGTACGTAACTCTAAATATATACTGAATCCTGGTCAGTTTGTTGATATACCAAAAGGATATCTTCATCGTGTATTCAGCATAGCAGGAACGATTGCATTGAGCATAGGATTAAAATGAAAGAGATAATGGTTTACCTCAAGACTACGGAAACTTGTAATCTTAATTGCTCACATTGCTTCACGAGTGGAACCAATGGTAGAAAAATTTACTGGGATCACAACAAAACCATAAAGTGGATTACAAGATTAGCTGAGTACGCTCCTGATATTAATCACATTCATCTTGAGTTTCATGGTGGTGAACCATTTTTGGTACCATTAGAAACAATGCAAGAATGTTGGGAATGTTGTAACGGTTTGTGGCCATCAATGAGCTGGGGAGCTACATCCAACCTAACATTTAAGTTAACAGATGAAATTATTGACTTTATTAAAGGACCATTAGGGAATAGAATAGCAACAAGTTGGGATCCAACTATCAGGTTTGCAAATGAAAAACAAAGTGATTTGTGGAAGAAAAATGTAAAAACATTAATCGATCAAGGTGTTACAGTAAAATTATTTGTCAGTGTTACAACACAACTATTGAATATAGAACCAATTGATTTATTAAAATTTGCTAAAGATCTCGGTGTAAAAGAAATGGATCTTGAACGATTAACATTAAATGGGTCAGCAACACTTCACCCAGAAATATTCCCGACAAATTTAGAGCAGGATGCTTGGTTTTTAAAGATGTATCATCAAACAATTGAACATGATGCACGAGATTGGGTATCAAATGATTTTCTTGAAAATATACTTGCAAAATTTGAGACAGGATTCATAAGATCTGGAACATTCTGCAGAGACTGTGAGGAAAAGCTGTTTACTATTAATGCAGATGGAACAATAGCAGGGTGTCCAAATTCTGCTCCAGAAGACCATTTTGGTAACATGGAACAAAGTATTGAAGAACTGATAAATAGTACACAACGAATTAATAATATAGCATGTGAACGTCAAATGAACGAAAGCTGCTACAATTGTGAGGTGTTTGGGTATTGTGGGGGTGATTGTCATCAACTCGAGTGGCAAAGTGGAATTTGTGGAGCACCCAAATCATTAATGAAACATCTAAAAACCACAATTCCAACAACAATTTATGTCAAGGGAGAATTTTAAATGGCAACTTTAACAGGCGATGTCAACAAACAAAACATAGTTGATAGATTTGCAGACTATGTAACTGCAACTGCAAATGCAAGTATTGTGTGGGGGACAAATGTCAAACCATTCACAGAAATGAACATTGCAGAATTTGGTGGAACCACAGCTGGGCAACCAATAGTTGTTACTGGTGCAAGTTTATCAGGTCCTGAAATACTTGCTGCTTCAATCGTTAGTGCATTGAACACAGAAACAGCTTTGTATACAAACATCAGAAAATGCCGAGCAATATTATTTGTTCTTGGTGGTGGTGGTAATACAGGTACCCGTCCTACACCAGGTATTGTGTTTGATGACACACAAGTGTCTCACTTGAACACAGGATACAGACAATCAATATCAACTAGTGGTGGTACTGTTTTAGTTGACAATGATGTATCTGTCACAAGTTTACAAACATTTTTTACAAATTTACAAACAGATTATAACACTAGAAGAAATACAACACAAACAATTCAAACGAATGTTTGTCACGCAAGTTGTCACTCAAGTTGTCACGGATCACGTGGTAGGAGATAAGATATGAGCTCAAATAACATTAATACTATAGCACCAATTGATATCAACGACTTAAAGAAATACTTTTCAGATAAAAGCATTTCATATACTATAGATTATACGAATAGCAAACTTAAAGAAACTAAATTGTTAACATATCTTAGTAATCTTGATTTGCCTTGTGATATTTCAATAGATGAAGATAGCGATGAGTTTAAACAATTACTTTCATCATACTTCAATGCTACATTTATGGTCAATGTTCCATTACTGGAACAAGTTGCGATCGATGTATTGTTAGAATACCGAGGAATATTAACAGGTAACAAATATACTGCTTTCATTGAAAACAACAAAGAAATTGTTGAACATTGGGCAAGTGTTTTGGATAGTTTAGTCGCATATAATTTGTTTACTGTATCATCTCCTGAACTTAAAGAATGGGCTGAAAACCTTCCACATGATGATACATCAACCTCCAATGGAATTAATTTCGTTAATTTATTAAAATATCCAGGATTTTATAGCTACTACGAAGCGGTGAAAATAGAAGATTTACGTTTCTATGAAAACTATTTTACGCGTAATATGTTCAAAGGAACGAACTTATTTAATTATTGGGCGAATGATAACAACCCAATGTTTTTGTTAACTGTCGGCATTGCTGAGAATATGTTCTCAAGTGATGAGTATGTTGACGCAAGAACGGAGTCAATTAAGGAGATACATAATGCTTCACCTGTTTAAAAAAGTATACATTGAGTTCGATACAAAAATCAGTATCGATTATGATAGGATTGTAATATCAGAAACTTGTGGTGTTCCAATGCTTGATGTATTGGACAAAGTTTCTTATGGTGAATTAATCGCCCACGGACATACTCTAGAAGATGTGGTAGGTGAAGGAGCAGTATACTCTACACTACTTGATATGTTAACAAATTTATCTACTCGTGTCGACTCTACAGATACAACAACAATAATTTTTGCCGATGAACAAACATTCATAAAGATTGTTGCGACATGGTTTAAAATGTTACTCAAGCATGTAAGTGCTAAAAATGTGTACGATATTATAGAATCATATGTGTTTAAAGAAGAAATGTTTAGTAATTCTAAATTTTCTTTATCTAGTGTAATTGCTGATTTTAGTAGAGCAGATGTTGTAGAATTATCACAATTCGAAGATATATTTAACAGCGTTGTATTCGATAAAAAAGATGCGGCGGCTTTTATAACATCAATCAAACCTCACGTTAGTATTGAATACTTATTTGCTTCATACATGTATAACGGAAGCTGTAAAGAAGAGCTTAAAACTAGAATCAAACCATTATTGTTCAAGGATTTAGAAAAATATCTGTATGAGTTAAAAGAAATTCTTCTCGTTCATGTATTACATCCACAGCTCCAAGAAAAACTTAAAACATCTGAGACTTATACGTTTTCCAATGTAAATGAAATAATCAATGATACATCTCCTCTTGTTCAAGTTTTCTTTAAACCTGAAATTTGGACAAAGAAAGGATTATCTACACCAACATCATCTGGGTCTATTAACTTTGCTGGATTCACTGCAGAAGATATTGAACTTGTTCGTGAATATGGAACAATTGTTGGTACAGTGTGGGATGAAGAAAAATTCTACTCATTTATTAAATCTGATATTATGAAGCTTGACTTTATTCCATTGTTGCAACCAGCAAAATTAAGTGATAAAGCATTAACTACTATTATCAAATTTGAAACAACCAAAGAACATGCAGCAGGTTCTTATAGCTCAATCGATTCTGGAACAGTAAACAATTATCTTGTTGATCATGTTATATATTCTTACAACAAGGGTAAAAAGAAAGAGATAAAACCCTACACCCTTTAGGAAAATCATGTTGACATTTGTTTGTAGGGGGTATATACTATCAGTACATATACCCCCTTATTGGTTATAATACTATGAAAACAACACATACAACACCCGAAGAAATTATAGAACACAACAAACATATTGGATATGACCTTATTCGTTCCAAGATACCATCATATGCAGAAATAATTGTTAACCTTTTCGATCACTGCAATATGCAGTGTGTATTCTGTCCACAAGATCATGAAGATAGAACTGGTGTATCTTGGGAAGAAATAAAATCAAAAGTTGATCCTATTTGTACATTTATCGAATTAAATCCATCTGAAGAATTTCACATCCATATGATGGGTGGTGAGTTATTTCAAGATGAATTGATTGATCAAGGATTCTTAACTTACTATGGTGAATTCATGCTGATGGTTAGAGAGAGATGTCCTCACAGGAAAATTGAATTCAATTTTATTACAAATTTAGTATTTGAACAAATCGACCGTGTTGTAAAATTTTGTAAAACTTATGACCTAAAAGTTGCTGTAAGTTACGATCCAATTGGTAGGTTTAACCCTGCTCAATTCGAACTGTTTAAAGCAAACATCGATATCATAGCACCATACATCAGAATGATTAGTCTCACAATGACAAAGCAAAGTATGCAAAAAATAATTGATGGTGATGAATACTTTGACTATTTGTATAGTCAATTTGATTGTGATTGGGACCACCTGCTTCCTGGTGATGATAAATTAAAAGCAATGATGCCTGCCGAGTCAGAATTATTAGAATTTTATAAGATACTTGCTGACAAGTATCCTGATTGTATCAACATGTCTGCATTTACGGATGACTCCACAACCATGAACTCAATGCCTTGTACTCGCGGAAATAGTTTTACTATATTTGCTGACAATAGTGTACCAAAAGGATGTTCAGGAGCAGTTATATTAAAGAATGCAAAAACAGAAAACCTAACAGGATCAAATATAATCCATAATTTTATGGATGATCGTAATTGTTTCCAGTGTGAATATTATAATCGTTGTACTTTTAGTTGCTTCATACACAATGACTATAAAGATTTAGTACGTGATATTAAAGGTTGTGTATTTAAAGAAGTATTTAAGTATGTTGAGGAGAAAAAATAATGGTTGAACAATGGTTAAAAGATTTTAATGAAAAAGGATTCGTATTCTTACGTGGAGAGAATGTCGCAGATTTGATTGATGTTGATAGTTTTAAATTAAAATATAACGAAGAAATGCTACGTGACAATAGCAAAAATGATCTACCAAGTAACGTAAAAATGCAAATGGATATCGTTGCTGAGTATCTTAAAACGAAATATCTGGATAGAATGTTTGATGAAGCAAATTTCGTAAAATACATTTTATGGGAAGGTGTTGATGCTGATACTGCAATGTGGCACAATGATGGATTTGAAGGAATGAATGCATTTTTCTTATTATACTTTGATGACCAAGATGAAGAGACTGGTGGTGTCGTAGCATTTAAGTGGGAAGGTGGTGAAGAAACATTTTATCCTAAACGTGGTGATCTAATCTTATTAAATCAAGCCGCTGGATTTTTTCACCGAGCAGACAAAGCAAGCATTACCCGCAGACAAGCAAGTTTTGATTTCGTAGTCTCCTAAATGAATGATATACATGACATATATCCAACGAAGGTATTAATTAAACAGTTGGACATATCCAGTGAAGCATTAGATAACATACGAAGTTATCTACTTGCTCAATATTATGATCTTTATGCTCAACACGGACATAAATTATCATCAGCAGATTGGGTAGGGATAGGTGGTGTAGATAAGCCTATGTTGGATAATGAATATGTGCATGAAGCTTGTCCTGAAATTAAAGTGTTGGGTGAGATGCTTAAGCAAGAAGGTCTAAACCTAGCTCACGCCAACTCTGTTAACTATTCTGACCATGTATTAACTAATAAGTATGGTGAAGATGTTGGACCTGAAAAATTTAAGATAGAGTGTGAAATAGAATCAGCAAATATTAATATCACCGAAACAAATGATCGCATGCATATGCATACACACTATGGAGATGATGCATTTGGTGTATTATATTTTACTGATGTTGCAGAAGAGGATGGTGGAAAGTTAGTATTACACGATCCCCGTTGGCAACGAAATTACTACTTTGCTGGAAATAAGAAATTTCGTGTCCGTCCGCAACGTGGAACATTAGTAGTTGCACCTAACTTCTTATGGCATGAAATCGAAGATTATTTCGGTGAAGATGACCGCATGTCATTATT